GAATGGCGTCAGTGACGAGCTGCAAATCCCGACCGGCTGGAATGGCACCATTACTGCCGAACGCATGGACGGCACGCTGGATAACTTCTGGGCGCAGTGGGAAGAGAACTACTTTAACGGTATCGATCAGCAGCGCGGCACCATCACCGAAAGTATCACCGAATCGGACGGCACCGTCAGTGTTTACCGCTATGAAGGCGTGTCGTTCCATCTGACCGATGCCGGTAACAAACAGGGCGAGAAGACCGTCAGCCAGACGCTGTCGTTTACCGCAAACCGCCGCAAAAAAGTGAATTAAGGATAAGAAATGGCCCAGGTAAAAGTACACGAAGATAAACAGCCGGCAGCGGCAGAAGTAGCAGTAAAATCTAACCAGGTTAAGGATGCGCGTGGGCGTACTATCAAATATCGTGACCTCGATCCGCTTCAGGAGTCGCGTTTGATTCTGGCTATGGGTGCGCAGGCGGCCATGAACGCTGTTTATGTAAACGTTTATGCTATCCCGGCAGCGCGCGTGTCAGAGATTGACGGCGATGAATATGGTTGCCCTCAGAACCAGGCGCAAATCGATGCCATGATCAGCATTCTGGGCCGTGACGGCATGGATGCACTGGCTAAGCATTTCTTCCCTGCGGATGGTCAGGAACCAGATAACAGCGAAGGCGTTAAGGCGGCCATAAAAAACTAGCCAAGAACCCCGATTTTCGTAGCCGATGCTGGCTTGTGAAGAGCGGGGTTCCTTTCAGTGTGGTTTTTGATGTCGCAACGCTCGATCCTCACGAGCGTGATGCAATGTCCATCGTGTTTTCTGAGCTGGACGGCGCCAGATTTAACTGGCAAGTCTGGGACTGGGAGAAACAGGAATGAAAGAGCTTGATGGCTTTCTAGGCGCGGCATTACAGTTTGCGGCGCTGGATATTGCTTTACATAAAAGCATGGAAAACGGGCTGGAAGAAGCGGCCCGCAGAATTGCCGAAACGGCAAAGGATGAGATCGGGCATTATCAGCCTGCTGTTGGGCCGTTTCAGGAATGGGATGAGCTTGCAGAAAGCACAGAGGCGGACAAAGCCCGCAAGGGATTTCCGGCAGACGCGCCGCTTGAGCGAACCGGTAAATTCCGTGATAGCTGGGAGCATGAGGCGCACGGTTTCGAAGCTGTTGTCGGCTCAAAGGATGAGCGGGCAGCCTGGTTTGAATTCGGCACATCCAGAATGCCTCCGCGCCCCGTTCTTGGCCCGGCGGTAATCCATAACGGCAATTTCATACGCCGCATTATCGGGCGCGCAGCTGTGGAAGGGATTACGAAAGGCCACGCCATCCACCCGTCGCTTGGGTATGACGAACTGGTATAGCTCGTAGCCCGGCATACGTCAGGAAGATTGACCTGCTGATGGAGGCTATTGGTGTGGCTATCGCTAGCGGTTTTAGGGCCTACTGAGAACTTCCTGACGAGGAAAGCGAGGAAGTTAAAATCCTCATGTAAAAATTTTCAACATAAAGACTTCCGGATAGTCAAGCCGAGGATAAGGATGGGATAAGCACAAACTAGAACTGTCAGTAAAACTCATAGCTGTTCATTGGTGTTCACTACAGTTCACGCTTGCTCATTTTTGAGTAACTGGTAGACTGACGATATCGTCAAAAGTAATTTATAGATAAAGGTCGCATATATGCCATGCAAATTGGTAAATGCAGTAAAAGTTAACGAGGTTTTCGCGCACTTAAACGAGACCGAGGATAACTGCGCCCTTTATTCTGCGCTATCTCGCGGTGAAGAGATTGAGATTCGTGGGTTAACGTTATCTCCAGGCTACCGTATTGTTCGCGTAGAAGACAGGCTGAAAGGGAAAATTCCTCAGTCTCACTTTGAGCTTGCGTTAGTGAATGATGTTTCGGAAGATGTAGCATACTACAATCGCGTTGTTATTCAGCCTGATCGTTTTTTGAATTGCAGGCCAGTGACGCAAGTTCTAGTGTGGCGCACTCAGAAGCCAAAACATAGAAAAGAATTACACGATTTAGCTGGAACAATTTTCTTGGATTACCTCCTTGAAAATTATGACGTTATTGTGTCTGATATGAATCAGACACATGATGGCATGTCATTTTGGCAGGCTCGCATGTACGATGCCATCCAGTACGGCCTAAAGGTGTATGCTTACGACATGATCACGTGCGAAATTAACGAAATCAAATCGGATGATGAAGTAGGGCATTACGAACAGTGGCTCTGGGGCGATCCAGAACACTATCAACAACGGCTGGCAATCATTTCTAAACTTGAGCTTCCATTAAAATAACCCGCCACCCGGCGGGTTTTTCACATCTGAAGCTATGCGCCGTGTATCAGTTCCAAGAACGCATGTAGCGTGAACAGAGCGGCGAACACTATAGCGACTACTGACAGCATAAAATTTATCATCTCTTCCCTCAATATGGTGGCTTGAGAGACAAGATTCGCACAGGTTCATGTAAAATTCGCAAGAACAATGACGACGATATGTCCTGTTTTGCGAATATGCTTTTGCTTCCCTTTGCGCCGCGCCCCCGCTAGGATTACTCCTAACAATAACGATGGGGATATGGAAATGAGGGTAGTGGTTTTTGCTTTAGGTCTTTTAGTGTGTGTGGCAGCCCATGCCGATGAAGCCAAAAAAAGCTATGCGGAGGTTTATGCCGAGGATCATGGCACATGCACTGCGGATACCTGCGCCCCTGGTACAAAAGTTGTTGTGACGCTTGATAAAGGTGATACCGCTTTTGCATGTGATACCGAAGAAAAATCGGTTTATACCAATACAGTACTTGGCATGGTTTCATTTATGCAGCAAATGACCGGGAAGCTTCCTAATATTTCTCCTGCCACAGGAGAGCCTGAGGTTGAAGGGGATAGTAAAGCATTGCTTGATAGCCTTAGGGAAAAAGCCGGAGTAGGAACCTTTGATGAAGCGGTCAAATATTGCAAAAATGAAAAGCAAATAAATAAGAAAAAATTCATGATATTGAATATCAAACATGAGTCAGAATATGCATGGGCTGGCATTGATAAAATGAAAATATGGCTGCCACTTACAGCCATAAAGCCAGTCAAGTAAAAACAAAATAAGTAACCCGCTTCGGCGGGTTTTTTATTACCTAAAGCTGGGGATAGTATGGACATTGAAGCCTATAAGGTGGCGGTCAGGCTATCGCTGACTGAAAACATATCTTCCGGCTTGCTCGCGATTTCGCGTAAGTTCGGCGATACCAATAAACAGGCTGAGCTGTTCCAAAAGAAAATGGAACAGATTGGCAAAATGACGCTGGCGGGCGGAGCACTGACCGCTGTAGGACTAGTGATTACTAAAGGCCTTGATGGCACCATTAAAGCTGCCAATGACCTTGTTAAAGCACAGAATGACTTTAAGACGCTGAATTTAAGCGCGCAAGATAATGCAGCGGTAAGTTCACAAGCCCAGCTACTGTCACATCAAACCCTTGGTACTACCATTGCTGGCAATATCAGGCTAATTCAGGATTTGCATACGGCTTTTGGCGATCTGCATCATGCAATGGCAGTCTCCCCAGAGTTTGCCAAATATGAGACCACAGTGAAAATGGCTCTTGGAGAGCATGCTGCTGATGGCTCAGTCAATGCTATGGCGAAAGCGCTAGAGCACAGGGGCGGGAACGTATTAACCGATCCAAAAGCGTTTAACACCGAGCTGGCGATGGCAACCCAGGTACAGTTGGCTACCAAAAACCGGGTGAGGCCGCAGGATTTCCTTCTTGCCAGTCAAACAGGCGGTATGGCCTATTCGATGCTGGATAAAGATTATTTGTATGGGAAATTCGCCGGTCTTATTACGATGAACCAAAGCGGAGATCGTGTTGGTACAATGCTTATGACGGCCTTTAGTTCGTTGATAGGCGGACATATGGACAATAAGGCAAAAGGATTTCTTGCTAACCTCGGCTTATCTGAAGAGGGGGTAAGTAAAGCAAGGATGAATTTAATCTCTAATGCCATGAAGGGAATGTCCAAAGAGCAAAAATCAATATATATGCAAAGCCTGGGCGGGGAAAAGCTATTAAGTGGCGGTCTTAGCTCAACGTATGCAGATATGTTTATGCATCATCCGGATCAGTTTGTTGATGTCCTTGTTGAAAAAATAAGAGCTAAATATGGCAATGAAATTTCTGATGACCAGATAGCTAAGATAATCTCCTCAAGCTTTAACAGAAAGACCGGTGACTTTTTAAGTTTCCAGTTTAAAAACAGAGCTAAATTAGAAAAGGATGCCGCCGTATTCCGCCATGCAATGGATTATAACGAGGCCTATGGACTTTATTTAAACTCTCCGGACGGTGCCGTTTCGGCTCTGTCATCAGCCTGGACAAACCTTAAGGCCATCATGGGGCTTCAACTGCTGCCTACCGTGACGAGCGTTACGCTTGGGCTTGCCAAATTTATCAACAAAGTAAGCAAATTTGCTGAAGACAATCCTTGGGCTACCAAGATCGCAATGTATTCCGCAACGGCGGTAGCAGGGCTTTCCTTGCTGGCAGGCGGGATTCTCCTTCTTGGAGCCACGATCACAGCGGCAAGATTGGTTGGTAGCTTAGGTGTGGTCAGCTCTATGGCCACAATGTTGGGTGGGCCAGTCGTGTGGGCGATAGCGGCGGTAGCAGGTGCGGGTATCCTGATTTATAAAAACTGGGACAAGATTAAACCGGCGCTTAAGGAGATGGGAAAAGAGTTTGGCGGCATTATGAAAAACATATGGGCGCGCATGAAGCAGGTCGGTGAGCATATCGCTGGCTGGAGCATCTGGGCGTCTATTGAAAGCGGCTGGAATACCTTTACCAACAAGCTGACAAGCGGCTTCAGCACGCTATACGACAGGGTCATAGCGATCCTGAATAAAATCCCTGGCATAAATATCAACCCGGCCGCGACAAAAAGTGATGAAAAGCCAGTATCAAGGGTTATTACCCCTATCACTAAAACTCCGGTTACTACGGCAGAAAAAACTGTTGCGGCGCTGGCTTCGCAAGGTAGAAGCGAGGCAAGGGTTGATATGGCAGCGGGCATGAAGGGGATGTATTCAGGCCGTACAACGCCTTCGGTGCCATCCAGCAACAAGCAGACCGTTCAGGTCAATAGCACTATCAATCTTGATGGTAAACCTATCGCTAACGTTGTTACTAGGCATCAAACACGCGAAGCCACCAAAGCACCCGCAGGGGCCAGCGCGCACGATTCGTCTATGTCAATGACATATCCCGGCCAGGTCAGTCAGTTATCTACACCATAACGGAGTATTCATGTCTTTTATCAGCGCGCTGAATAACTTCTCGCAGGGCTTAGACCCGACCACGACGCGCCTGGTGCTCGGTGATTTCGAATTTCTCGATTTCGAGGTGCCGGAACGCATTGCGATACCCGGTCGGCAAAAAACAGTGCTGCACCAGATGGTCGGCGGAAAACGAGTTATCGACGTGCTTGGCGTTGAATATGATCCGCTGACGTGGTCAGGCGTAATCACTGGCTCGCAGTCTGGCGACCGTGTCAAATCCCTGGAGCGGATGCGCGACGCGGGCGAGGCACTGACGCTCACGCTCGACGAGTACAGCTTTACGGTGGTGATCACCAGCTTTGTTCCGGTTTACGAATTCATTTACCGCAGGCCGTACAGCATTGAAGTGGCGATTGTCGCTAACAATGCCTCGCCGTTGAAGGTAGATGCGCTCACCGGCGCGCTGCAGGGGCTTCTAAACAGCGATATCGGCCAGGCGCTGGGGTTATCGGACACCATCGACGTTGCATCGGTCACAAGCGCGGTAACCACCGTGCAGGGCGCGGTTAAACAGGTCACCGATTTTGCGCACGCTACGGTGGAAGAGGTGCAGTCGGTCGTACGGCCAATTATTGCGGCGCAGACGCTCGTTCAGCAGCAAATCACGCAGCTGGAGTCAGCAGCAAACGACATCACCACGCTGGGCGGGCTGGTGCCGGGAAATCCGATATCAAAAACCGTTAGTAACCTGCTTAGCCAGGCGGATCAGAGCACGCGTATCCCGGCGCTTTACAGCCTGCAGAACGTGCTGGGGCGTCTGAATAAAAACGTCAGTTCCGGCCAAACGGCGGATGGCGTGCGCACGGTAACGCTGTCCGGCGGCAATCTTTACCAGGTGGCTTCGGACCAGTACGGCGACGCCTCGCTGTGGAGCAGCATTGCTTCCGTTAACGGCCTGTCAGATCCGCAGCTCACCGGCATCAATACGCTGACCATTCCTTCCAACCCATCGAGTTAGCTATGGACGTCAACAACGCGATAACCGAATCCAGCGCCCGCCATATCAGCGGGCGTTGTCTTTTGA